GGTCAGAATGTTTACTTTAATGTAGTTGCTGAATCTTGCCCAACTTATACATTAACGCCAATGACCAATGGCGCTTTTGTAGCATGGGATGGGTCTTTTGTGTTTCGTGAATATATTACAGGTTAAGTTATGACAACAACAATGTCAGCATTGAATAGCAGCAGCATACGCTATAGCGAATTTGTTCGTCTTACGATGCCTGATGCCACATATACATTTTGCAGTGCTGCTGGAAATATTACTGTTAATGGAATTACATTTACTGGACTTGGTGATTTGTTAAACATTGCAGGAATACAACGCGATATTAAAGCGACCAGTAATGATTTAACAATAATGGTTACAGGTATTGATGGCAACAATGTTGGAATTGTTTTATCAAGTGATATTAAGGGAAGTTTGATTGAAGTATGGCGCGGCTTTCTTGATTCTGATAATCAAATTATTACAACGCCTACATTACAATTTTTTAAACGCTATCAAGGCATTGTTAATAATATATCAATAACAGAAGATTTTAACGATCAAACAAGAAGCAGAATTGCAACCTGTTCAATTTCTTGTGCAAGCATCAGATATGTTTTAGAAAATAGAATTGCTGGCGTAAAAACAAATACAGTTAGTTGGCAATCAATTTATCCAAGTGATACATCAATGAGTAGAGTTCAAAGTATTGTTGCTCAATATTTTGATTTTGGTAAAAAACCGAAAAAGGGCAGTCAATCATCAACGGCAAATATAGATAATGCTGATCCATACGGCGCATGAGAAATGCAAACAAATTTGATATTCCTGAATTATGGGAAATGATGCTTCAATTTAGATCGGAAGCGCCATTATCATTTTTGCAGCAAATACAAAATAAAGAATATTTTGATTTTTTAATGATGCGAATAATTGCTGGTGCTGGCGCAATTTTTATTGAAGAAGGCAAAGGAATACTTATTAGTTTAATTGCGCCTTCAATATGGTGCGATAAAACTTTATTGTTAAGTGAATTAGCTTGGTATGTAAAACCTGAATTTAGAAACGGAACAACTGGTTATAGATTAATAAAAAAATATATTGAGCATGGAAAACAATTAAAAGAAAGCGGACGTATCAAAGCATTCACAATTGGAAAAATGGCAAATAGTCCAAATATAAAATATGAAAAATTTGGTTTTTCAAAATTAGAAGAAAGCTGGATTCAATAAAATGAACAGATTGATATTTGCTTTATTTTTTCTTTTGTTCGCTGCGCCTTCATGGGCTGTTGGTGCTTTGCTTGCTTATGAAGTTCTTGGGATGGCATTAGGCAGCGTAGAATTTTTTGCAACTGCATTTGTTATTAATTTTGCTGTTTCAACTATTGTAACAAGAATATTTGCTCCAAAAGCCGCAAAACCAAGGGATAACGGTGTGCGCCAGCAAATCCCACCGGCAACTATAAATAGCATTCCGATTGTTTATGGTGATGCTTATTTAGGCGGCGTATTTGTTGATGCTGCTTTATCTCAAAATCAACAAGTAATGTATTACGTTTTGACGCTATCAAGCATTAGCGCCAATGGACAATTTTCATACGATCAAACAAAATTTTATTATGGAGATAGACTCATTACTTTTGATTCTACTGATAAAACAAAAGTAATCAGTTTGACGGATGGCAATGGGAATGTTGATACAAAAATAAATGGCAATCTTTTTATAAATCTTTATACATCAACATCAGCAGGAGTTATAAGTTCAACCAATGGTGCATCAGCGCCTAATGTTGTAATGGCTTATAACTCAGGAGATAAGAAAACAGTTCCATCTGGTTTAGCATGGCCTTCATCTGGTCGGCAAATGAATGGACTTGCATTTGCAATTGTTAAATTAATTTATAGCACTGATGATGGAACAACAAATCTTCAACCAATAACTTTTTATTGTTCGCATTATTTAAATGGTCAAGGTGTAGCAAAACCCGGTGATGTTTGGAAAGACTATCTTGGCAACTCAGTTTATGGCGGTGCTGTTGATGCATCGTTTATAGATACTGCATCGGCAACTGCACTCAATACTTATTCCGATCAGCTTATTACTTATACGCCATACGGCGGCGGCAGCGCAACTCAATCCCGGTATCGTATTAATGGTGTTCTTGATACTGGCAGTACAATTATTGAAAACATCAATAAAATTCTTGAAGCTTGTGATTCTTGGATGGCATACGACGCTGCCAAAGGTCAATATTCTGTTGTAATTAATAAAGCAGAATCATCTTCTTTTAGCTTTGACGATTCTAATATTGTTGGTGATATTCGTGTTTCAGCAACAGATATTAATCAAAGCATAAATCAAATTGAAGCATCATTTCCAAACAAATTAAATAAAGACATACCGGCTTATGTATTTATTAAAACACCGGAAATATTGCTATATCCAAATGAACCGGTAAATAAAACATCAGTTCAATATGAACTGGTGAACAATAATGTTCAGGCATATTACCTAGCAAATCGCCAGCTTGAACAAGCGCGGGAAGATTTAATTGTTACCATCAAAACTGCATATACCGGTATTCAAGTAAATGCTGGTGATGTTGTATCTTTAACTAATTCTGCATACGGATGGAACAATAAATTATTTAGGGCAATGAAAGTTAATGAAGCTTCATTGTCTGATGGAAATCTTGGCGCACAAATTGAACTTAATGAATACAATGCGCAAGTTTATGATGATAAAGATATAACCGGATTTGCGCCTTCGGCTAACAGCGGCATTCCTGATATTGTTTATTTTGGTTCATTAACTGCACCAACTGTAACAAATCAACAACCTAATGCGGCAGTACCCACATTTGCGGTTGATTGCGTTTTGGCTTCTGCTGGTCAAATTACATTTGTTTCTTTGTACTATACAAATGTTGCTTCGCCAACATCAACAGATTGGACTTTGTGGGGTGTTCAAACAGCGGCATCGTCATCGCCATTTACTAATGGATCAACACTTCAATTTCCGCATATTGGATTGCCAACCGACATTTATTATTTTGCTTTTACTGTTGGAAATTCAATTGGCACATCGCAGCTTTCGCCAATATCAACAAGCTATAACTGGCAACCAAACCCAACAACATCAGCGGTTGCAGGAACATTCATTGCTCAGTTTTCGCCAGTAAATTTAGCCGTTCCGTATTCTGGTGGTGTGGCTACATTTACAGGTCTTGCGCCTCAATTGTATGGAACTACCGCAGGTGGTTCAGTTGACTTTGTAGCGGCACAAACTGATTCCGATGTGCTGTTTGTTAATAACACTTGGCGTATTGGCGGCAGTAGCACTACTGGATATGGCGATATTATTGCTTCAGGCATAACTATTGGTAATCCTACGGATGGCGGTTTTTATGCTTTGTGGTCTGCGCCTACAGCAATGTCAACAAACCCGGCAACATTATCAGTGCCGGTTAGATATAAAAGCGCAACAGGTGTTGTATCACAAGGCGCAACAGCAGTATTACAATTTGCTTATGCTATACAAGGCGATGCTGGAACACCGGGTACAAATGGCACACAAAGCGGTACAGCATTTTTATATCAATGGGCAACAACTCAACCATCAGACCCGAATGGAAATTCAACCTTTATTTGGGCAACTGCTACTAATAGTAATTACACTGGTGGTAATGGATGGTCTGTAACCATTGCGGCAAATCCCGGTACTGCGGGAATAAAACTATGGAGGGCGGCAAAAGGCGTATCTGATACGGCAATTGCTGTAACCAGTACAGTTAGTTGGGCAAGTGGTTTTGCTATTGCTGACATTACGCAAAATGGCGTTGCAGGTTCTAGCGGCACACAAGCAGCGCGTCCTACGGTATATCAATGGGCAGCAAGCATACCGGCAGGGCCTACAGGTACATCTACTTATACATGGTCAAGTGGAACATTTACCCCGACCCCGGCAGGATGGACATTAACGCCGGGTACATCGCCTTCTGCTGGATATACGCTTTGGGCTGCGCAAGTAAATTTAATTGATTCTGCTACAGTTTCAACAAGCACAATTACTTGGACAAGCGCGACAATTTCTGCTGTTGGATATGCCGGTACTCAAGGAACTACTGGCGCATCATCAAGAATATGTTTTGCTAGAGTTGCAAGCAATCCAACGCCTGTATCTGGAACCATTACAACAAGTGGTAGTGCATCATTTCCTTCGTCTGCTCAATCTTCATCAACATGGGGTTTTGCTGCTACTTGGTCGGGTTCTGATCCTAGTCCGTCAAGCAGCAATTCGCTT